TATTTTTATCGGCCCACCTCAAAACCCCCTTGAAAACCTTTTTCCAAACCCTCCCGCCGTTATTTTTACCGCCGTTTTAAGTTTTTTGAAATCAAACATATATATTACCTCTTTCTGCCTTTCGGCTGTTTCATTTGTTGTATATATTATACCAAAATAGTAATTATTTGTATATTCGCAAAATGCACAAAGTTAAACATATTGTTTTGTTTATGTTGCATAATGTATACAAAGTGTTGCATTTTGGTACAAAAGTTAAGGGCAAACGCCCTTATAACATTTCAAAAACCTTTCTTATATAATGTTCAAATTCAATATATGTAATAAGTCCAAATTCAACGGCAATTTCAACCGCCCCAAGTGCTTGAAAAGCTAACATCTTTTTGTGTTCCGTATTTTCAGTATTATTTGCCGTTTCTATGTTAAATGATAATCTATCTTGAATGGTGTTCCCACGGTTATTTTTCATTTTGTTTACACCTCGTTACATTATTCGTTCTTTTTTCAACATTTTATATCATTATTCTAATCTATATATTTATGCAAATCAACGTCAAAAAGACAACAAATGTTCGTATATTTATATTCCATTGCTACCACATAATGACATTATATTTCATATTCTTTGAATTTGTTTCGTTCCGACGCATTAATTTGCTACTGTTTGAATATTACAATATCAATATAGCGAAATAACTTTGAATTGTCAATCCATTTTTCTATGTTTCCGCAACATTATTTTACCTTTTGTTTCGTTTTGTTTCACATTCGCACAATTACGTGTTAGAATGGTACTATACCAAAGAAAAGAGGTGATATATTCCGTGTGCATAATAGGTACTAAACTAAAAACATTAAGAAAGGGGCGAAAGCTGACGCAACAGGAATTGTCTGAAAAATTGGGATTGAGCCGTGCGACAATTTCAAATTATGAAGTCGGCAGGCGTAGCCCACACCTATCCGATTTACGCCGATTTGCTGAATTTTACGGTGTGGGTCTTGATTATTTCGGCGTATCAACGGAAGATGAAAGTTTTGAATTGTTGAGCCGTGCAAAGAGCGTGTTTTTCAATGAAAACATTCCGAAAGAGGAAAAAGAAAAGCTGTACAAAAGTATCATGAAGATGTATTTAGATATTGACTAACAGGAGGATTTTGTTTTGGAAACAAAAATAAAAAGAGCCGTCGCCTATGGGCGGTTCAGTTCCAACAATCAGCGTGAGGAAAGTATCGACGCACAAATACGGGCTATCCGTGAATACTGCAACAAAAATAATATTGAATTGGTTGAAATATTTACAGATGAAGCAATAACAGGGAAAACCGATAACCGTGACGACTTTCAAAGAATGGTTAAAGGTGTTATAAAAGGGCTTTATGATGTTGACGCTATCCTCGTTCATAAATTCAACCGTTTTGCCCGTAATAAGTATGACAGCGCATTGTATAAGAAACGATTAAAAGAAGTTGGCGTTAAGGTTGTTTCCGTCACACAAAACATTGACGATACGCCCGAGGGTGAATTGTTAGAGGGCTTTTTAGAAGTAATAGACCAATATTACTCTGCTAACCTTGCACTTGAAGTCCGAAAAGGATTGAAAGAGAACGCCTTGAAAGGCAAACACGCAGGCGGTCAAGTCCTGTTTGGCTTATCGCTTGACAATGAGGGCTATTATGTACCGAACGAAAACGCCAAAATCGTAAGACGCATTTTTGAGGAATATGCAGCAGGATATCCCAAAACTGAAATTTGCGAACGGTTAAATAAAGAGGGCTATCGTAACCAACGTGGTAAACCTTTTAACACTCGCACACTTTACGACTTATTAAGAAATGAAAAGTATATCGGTAACTATGTATATACCATTGAGCAAACAGAAACAATCCGACTTGACGGCATAATTAAAGACCCTATCATTGATTATCAGCTATGGGAAACGGTGCAACATTTATGTCAAGAGGGTTCAATCCGTGGACGATACAGAACGCCAAAACGGGCATATTATTTAACTGGTAAAGCCTATTGTGAACATTGTGGTAGTCCTATATCGGGTGCAGGCTCTAAACGGTCAAGAAACGGCACACTTAACTATTATTATAAATGTGTAGGCAAGACCAAGCACAAAAACGGTTGTACAAATCCAAGCCTTAATAAAGATTGGTTTGAACCAAGAGTATTAAAGTCCGTTGTAAATGCCGTCATGACTGATGAACAAATTGCCCGTATTGCAAAAGTGACTTTTGAGGAATTGCAGGAAATGAGGGAAACGCCAATTGTTACAACTCAATCCTTGCAAAAAGAATTGAGCGGCATTATTGCCAAGCAAGAAAAATTGACCGACTTGTATTTAGAGGGTGATATGAGCAAGGAAATGTTAGACAAGAAAAACAGTGCTCTAAAATCCCGAAAATTTGAGATTGAAAAAGAATTGCAAAAAAGGAAAATTGTTGACGGCTCGGAAGAAGTGACTGAGGAAAGTATAATCAAATTCATTAAAGATTATATTTCCTTTGTAAAAGAAAATAATACCGCCGACGGTGAATTTATGCGGGCGGTATTCGGACAATTTATTGACAAGGTTATAATCAGCAAAGACACTGTAACCGTTGATATTATTGTTGATTTCAGCCGTATGTACGGCGGTGATAACGGGTGGAATAGGGGGGCGCACCACTCATTAGCACCCGCCACAATGAAACGCCGCTTCAAGCGCAAAAAGCATATCCACGGCAAAAATAATTAAATTGTATCTACTAAGTTTATGAAAAAATATCAACACTGTAAAGGGGTAAAATATGAATTGCGTTATATATGTTTGTGATAATTTAGATATATCAATCTATGAACAATGGAATAACTGCAACCGACATTGTAAGTATTTCGGAATATCCATTGCCGATAAAGTCCTTGACTTTGAGGGCGGCAATTTCTATCAGGCTGTGGATAAAGCCGTATTCAATGACGATATTGACGGCGTTGTAACATACAGTCCTGCTTGCATAGGTGATTTTCAAGATAATTTATTCTTTAGAATTTACCTTAATGAGTTTGGCAAAAAACTTATATTCAGCAATTAAGGCAAAAGAAAAGGCGGGGTTATTCCCGCCTTTTTTATTATTGAAGCATATCCAAATGTATTATGTACTTTACCTGATTACGATTGAAAAAACTCGTTATGCCGTCTTTCGTAACAAAATAGTCGTTTCCTGATTTTGTTATACCAAAATTTGACGCATTGTATATTTTCATTATTTCGCCGCCTGTAAATTTTATTATTATAGTCATTGTTTCAACGCCCACTACTTCCAAAACCGCCGTTTCCTCTTTCTGTTTCTTCAAATTCCGTCACAAGATTAAGTTCGGGCGTTAAAATTGGTAATATAACAAGTTGTGTTATTTTATCGCCCTTTTTAACCTTGTAATCTTCGTTACTGTGATTATATAACTTTGCTACAATACTTCCCATATAGCCGACATCTATTACACCCTCTGATGTGATTCCGTACTTAACATTCAAGCCGCTTTTGCTTTTCAAAAATCCCGTTGTATGCGGCGGCAACTGAATATGTACGCCTGTATCAAATGTTGCTGAACCTTTTGCGGGCACTATCTTTGTTTCTCTTGAAAACAAGTCAAGCCCTGCATCACTTTCATGTGCTCTGTTCGGCATTTTCGCGCCGCTATCCAATATAATATTCATGACCTCATCTTATCCTTTCCATTAATCTTTTAACCGTGACATCATCCTTGTATTTTGTGCTTGCAAGCTCCATGATATCATCCTCGGTAATACAATACGCTCGTTCTATCGGTAAGTGTTTCCGTTCAACCTCCATTTGACATATGTATTCTTTAAGCTCTTGTTTTGCCTGATAACGTTCGTTCTCAATATCATTTATAAATAATGCTATGACAATCACTATTAACCAAATAAGCAATACGTGTAATAAAGTTTTGTTTTCAATACTCATCTATCTACCACCGTCATTTCTTTTGCATAATCGGGAATATCCGAAACTTGAATTATACTATTTTGAGATTTATCAATCATATATTTTGCAAACTCTTTTATTGCTTCGGATTTTAACTGTTGCATTTTTTGCAACAGTCTATCGTTTTCTGCCTTTTGGCGGTTGATGAGGTCGATAGCATTTTTCAGCATTACTTCTTTGCAATCATAAACTCTACAATACGGACAAATTTCACAAGAAACTTCCTCACAATTTTCTTTTGCCACGCAACATTCCAAAGCCTTTATAACCTGTTTATCTGTCATTCTGTATCACTCCAATCTAATGCCTGTCCACAATGATAGCAGTAACTCGCTATACCTGTGCCACTAAAATTCTTTTGACAGTTTGGGCATATATAACACATTGAATACCTTATATTTTCCTTTGTCTTTATAGGCTTTTTCGGTATCTGCTTTTCAAGTGCTTCCATTGCCGTATTGATTTCAGAAATTCCAATTTGATTTACTCTGTAATCATTTTCCCATTGTGCCGCTGTATCAAGAGCGTCTTGCAAAAATTGTATTGCTTTTTCGTATTTGTTCATTCGCTATCACTCCTCTTTACAAGCTGTTTACATATAGCATTTCGTATTATTTTATATTTTTTTTCGTTTGTGAACATATCGTATAGCGCAACGCATTTCTGTAGAATTTCAACATCGGCAACAGGCAATTTATTTTTCAATTCTTCCCACAGTTTTGCCTGTTCATCAGAATACATTTTCAAAACCGTTTGTGCGATTTCCTCCATGCTTGCCACGGCATCATAATTCATCTCTCCACCTCCAACAAATTTTTATCATCGTGGATGTTACCGATTACTGCCAAATCATCTAAAAACATCCCAAGTTCATCACAACCGAAATTCATTTCACCGTCTTTGTTTGCCAATGAATAGCAAGCACATTCGGGAAACCATTTTATAAAATAGCAAATTTCGCTTTGTGTATCTTTGACAATAGCGCCCTCAAATATCAACTTACCGTTCTTATCTTTCAAGCCGGTACACTGTCCGACTGTTTCGGGGATAACTTCAATCATCTGTATGCATTTTGCTAAGTTGTATTCATTGACAGAAAATGCATTTGCGTTAGGGTGTATGTAACACTTACGGTATCGGTTAATGATTAAATTTCCGTATACCCATTCGCCGTTATCTTTCCGCTTTCCTCTGAATATATATCTGTTATTCATTTATTACACCGCCTTTCAATGCTTTTTCTGCCTGTTCTTTGGTTGTATACCATTCAATTCCAAACTCGTTATCGGGGTGAAGTGTAATAGTTCCGTTACCAAAATATCGTTCGTTTCTTCCGAGAATATCTATCCCTCTGTTGCTGTACTGTATTCTGTCAACACCGATAGGTATAATAGCACCTCTTGATATTCCATACACCGTCTGCCCAACCTTAACAAGCGGTACGATTACACCGTTTTCAAGCAAATAATCCGCTTCTCTGTGAGTAAAACAAATTCCGTTACTATTGCAATTTGAACAATCTTCATCTTTGCAATGACAATTTTGTTTTAACAATTCAATCAGTCGTTCTCTCTCACTCATTTTCCTCTACCTCCGCAAGCCAATATGCTTTTTTGCACTCATCACAATCGACATCTATACATTGGTTATTTTTATGCGTATAATTTGTATCAATACGTTTCGGACAAAGGTCCATCATTCCGTCACCATCCAACCATGCATTCGGAAACATCTCCAAAAACTTATCTTGCCGTGTTTTTGCCGGGTGTTCTTCGCACCATTTGAGTATTATTTCGTTTGCTTTGTCGGGATATTTTCTTGCAAATTCACCACACGCTAAATTAATATTTGTACTACGATAGTTTAACGGACATTCGTTGCAATGTGCAGCATATTCCTTGCACAACCTCCCATAATCATATATCGTTGCTTTTTCCATTTTTACATCGTCCTTTCTGTTATTTTCTGAATATTCTGACTACTTAAGTTGCAAAGTAACCCGCAAAATGCGGGTGTTATTTGATTATTTTGTACCGCTCAACCAGTGCATCATCTTCAATGATATCTGATATTTTGCAGTCAAGAGCAATGCAAAGGGCGCACAATGTACTGAACCGCGCGCCGTCTATGTCTCTTTCGCGTTGCTCATATCCTCTTATTGCCCGCGCCGCAACTCCCGATATTACCGATAATTCACGTTGCGACAATCCTTTTGAAAATCTCAATTTTTGTAGTTTTGTTTCGTCAAGTTCTTTTTGCTTTCTTATCTGTCTCGCCTGTTCAGGTGTTATTCCTCTTTCGCTCATTTGTTCACCTCCTAATTGATAAAAACATAGCCTTTAACAGTGACGGCAATAAACGCCCGCCATTGTTTCAACATAACCATATGTTACTTTCCATTCACCCGAACGGAATTTGTTTATATATTCCGTCACTACATTAAACACGTTGTTATAACACATTTTTATCTGCATAAGCGGCTTACAATTATTGTAAACCGCCCTGCTTCGCTCAATATCAAGTGAATGCTTAATCATTTTATCATCTTGCACATCGCGGCAAAAAGTGATTTTCTACGACTTTGGTTTCTCTGTTAATATTGTTTTGGATGCCGACAATATCATGTGCAAAATCAAAGTCAGGCGCATTTAACAACCCGTCTAAATCAAGATTGAATTGTTTGTGTGCTATCGTTAAATCCATTATTAACGATATTAATTCAAATTGTAAAAGCCCTTTTTTCGCTGCCTTTTTTGCAATATCTGAAATTAAGAAATATTCTTTGTTTGTCATGTTACTTTGCCCCCTGCAAAATATTTTAATTTGTATGAATAACTATAACTTACCGCGCCTTTGGAGCATTCAACCCATAAACAATTACCGTATCTTTCGGTCAACGCTTCTTTATAAGCTTCTTGCTCGTTATTGTTGCGGGTATGCCCGATACAATCAATGCCGACTTGTACCGTTGCGCCGTGTTCCAATGCTTCGCAAATCTCGTTAAATGATGTTTTGTTAAAATAGTTTTTACCGTCAATAAATTTGCTCACTTTTTACACCCCTTATGATTGATATCGATAACATACCACATACGCGGTATAAATTCAAGGCGCGCATTCTGTACATTTACTTGCTGCCTTTATATAACAAAGGTTCAAGATATGTTTTGTAAATGTGGTTAGCTTCTTCCTCGGTCAAACTGTCGTCGTTCGGGTCTATGATTTTAATTAAACTGTCATCAACGTTAAAAAAGTTCAATTTGCCTTTCACGGGGAACGGTTTAACAATTCTTACATTGGTTAAGTGCCAAGCATACGACTGCTTTTCAGGCATTTCATCCATACATGCATCGTATAAATGTTCTTTTTTGAATTTTTCTATGCTGTCAAGCCTTGCAATACATAAGGCGTGCCCGCATATCGTGTTTTTGATTTTTGGATTCGCACTGCTGCAAATGAGTATATCACCTCTGTAATCTGTCTGCCATGTTCTACACTCAATTGTTTTTTCGTTGCACATAATAAAATGTGCAAACGGGTTTCTGATTGATAATGCTTTCATACAATCACCTTTCTTTTATTAAATTTTATTAGCCTATCTCATCAGTATAAGGCGGCTACCTCTTATAGACGGCTTTCGCCGTTTCGATTATGCATTTAATGCTTCTTTTTTTGCCTGTTCTGCTTCTTCAAGTGTGCTGTAATAGTCTTTATATACATCTGCTGTATCATAGTGAAAAACCGTGTTTTCGGGTAATTCTTTTGCCGCATATCTTAACCCCTCAACATCTGCCGTTGTGCTGCCGTCGTCAAAAAATGCACTTGTGACACAATATATATATCTCATAAAAAACCCTCTCTTTTATTAATTTTTTGCGTTTCGGCTGTCGGAGTTGCAACCGTCTGCCTGCTCGCATTAAGGCGGCTGTGCCGCCCTGCTCTGCGTTTATTCTCTTACTATATAAATAATAAATTCGTTAAATTCTACGTCTAAACCATATACACGGCAATTTTTTAAAATTTGGTGATATGCGCTATTTTTTAAAATTTCATCAACTATCAAATGAACGTACATTTCGTTTGATAAATAGTCATAAATTGTTACAAGTGTGCCGCCTTTGATTTTTGTTAATACACTGTTTAACGTCATAATACATACCTCTTTCTGCCTTTCGGCTCTCTTTATTTTGTGATTATATTATACCACTTTTGAGGTAATAAATCAACAGGCAAAGTAACCAAACCTTACCTATTGATTTTGTACATTTTGTATATTATGACAATTCTGCAATGACCTCTTTCAAGGCGTACTTTGCATTGTTTGTTAATTGCCGTTGCCAAGCCGTATTTGACGGAGACCATTTAAAACCGTGTTTTTTCAGTACGGCTCTTGTATCTGCATCGGGCTTGCCGTCAAAAATAAGCTGCAAACGCATAATTTCGGCGTTTTCTACGACTTTAAATAAATCTGTGTTATATTCTTCTTTCGGGCTTTCTGCGGCTGATTCTGCTGCTTTTTTAAGCCGTTCAAGCTGTGCTATTCTTGCCTTTGTATTTCTGATTTTGGCATTGTTGTTTGTCAGTTCAAACGGCGGGAACGGCACGCCGTACAAACTATTTTTAATAGATTCGTCAAGTTTTTCGGCTTTTTCGTCGGTGTAGTCTTTATAGCCTTTTAATGTCTTATGCTTTCTGTAATATGCATTTACGGCTTTCATTTCAATTTGTAATGCTTCGGCTTTTTCAACTTTCTTTTGCAACTGCTCTAAAGCATCAGCGTCGCCCGATTTAATGATATTTGTACCTCTTAAAAGGTTGTCAATCTTTTCGGGTATCTGTTGTATCTCTCGGTATAGTTGATAATGTCTATCTTGTGCCGCGTTCTGTTTTTCTTTCTTTCTTACGGGGAAATTACTGCCGCCGCTAATCATCACGGACGGGCACATCATTTCAATTCTGAATTGCTTATTGTACCACTCTGCAAGGCGGCGGGCGTATCTGTCGGCCATTGCTTCGCCTTTCTCTTTCAAGTCGTCGGGTAGTCTGTCAACCTTTTTGTAGCACTCGTCAACCTCTGCCCTGTATTCTGCTGTTTTGCTGCCGTGTTCATATTCGCCAAAAGACCAACATTTACGGGCCTGTCGTGCCGCCGTTTCGTTAATTTCATAATATTTCATCATTAAAAACCCCTTTTCTTTCTTCTTTTTCTATTTCAACCCCGCAATAAGGGCAAAATTTAATGTTTTTAAGCTCATAGCCGTTTTTGGTTTCAAGTAATGTATAAACGTTCATATCATGTACATAAATTTGTAACCGCTCTTTCAATGCCGACTTAATGTATCTTTTATAATCGTCGCAAATGTGAACATAGCCCTCTTGAGCGTCTCTATCTCTTACTAACATATTTTATCATGCCTTTCTATATTGTTTCATTGTGACACATTGCAGGGGCTGTAAAGCCCCTTTTATTATGCAATTTCTTTTGTTTCTTCTTTGCTCTTTATTGTTTCACTGCCGTATGTGTTTCTAATTTCTGCAAGTGTTTTCTTGCTTCTACGTGCCCTATATTCGCCACTGTGCCAAGCCCACGCTTTACGCTTCGCAACATATTTAAAACCTAAAGCTTTTAACTGCTCTCTGTATTCGTAAGAATTAAAGCACCATACCCATGTACCAATAATTTCAATATCAAGATTAAAGTTGATAATGCTATTAATGATATTGATAAAATCTTCGCTGTTCTCTTTCGTACTCTCTTTTGTGGTGTAGGTTTCGCCCTCTGCCGTTTTATGAATGTTTTTGTACTTGTTAAACAGTTCTTCATATTCAAGATTAATTTCTTTCATGATGTCGGTTGTGTCGGTATCATGATTTAAATCAGGGTGAAATTTTTTACATAAGGTTTTGTACTGCTTTTTCAAAGTCTCAATGCTATCAATTTTTGTAAAGTGTTTCATTTGTCTGTACCTCTCTTTCGGCTGTGCCGTTTCTCAATTTCTATAATTATTATACCGCTTTTGTGTCATTTTGTCTATTCGCAAGTTGCACAAATATAATAATTTATTTTTGTTTATTTTTGCCTTATTTGTGGTATAATATTAATAGATAAAGATATATGATAATATAATAAAGGGTGATAAAAATGTTAAACTACTATGTTATTACATTTGATACTACAAAAAACTATGTTACAACCTTTCAAGTAAAAAACTTGACTTTACCCGACGCAATCACCGTATTTGACGATACTGTTAAAACACATGCAAATCATATCAATGTCATGTTGGGCGTTTCGTATTCTGTCGGGGCGGTTGACCTTTTACAAAGAATTGACGGCAAACTTAAATTGTCAAATGATTATCAGTATTCCGCTGTCAAAGATGAAATTGCCGATGCCGTCGCAACGCTTCAAGAAAAATACAATCTATAAAAAGGCAATAAAAAAAGGGCTGCCCGTAAGGGCAACCCTTTTTAATTACGCAAGTAATGCGTTCCATGTATTTGTGCCAACTATTCCGTCAGCACTTAATCTATTGTTTGTCTGAAATTTTTTGACCGCGGCAAGCGTTGCAGCTCCAAAATCGCCGTCAACAGTTCCGCAATTATAGCCCTTGCCGTTCAGCAAGATTTGCAATGCTCTTACATTCGTTCCCTTGCTTCCGTTTTTCAACATATACAATGATACAGTCACTTTATTACCTCCCTGTGCGCCCGTTTTTGCGCTCTGTGCTTTGTTTTTAGTGCTCGACGCTAAATTATACTGTGGACGTGCAAAACCGCGTATACCTGCTTTTTTTCGTATTCTACGCATTACCATTCCACCGTTTGCGTCATTTCCTACACCTGTGTTGCCCTCAATCGTGGTATATGTGCCGTCTGCATTGATTTTTTCAAGTATTCCGATATGCCCTGCAATGCCTTTGCCTGAAAAATCGAAAAGCACCAAATCGCCAACTTTCGGATTGCTTGTAAACCATTGTCCGATACTTTTATAATAGTTTTCAACTGTCGGGCAATATGCAGTCTTTTTGCCGCCGCAAAATAAATTTGCCGCTCCGCATGTTTTGAAAATCCACCAAATAAAAGTACAGCACCACGGGTAAGCATTACCAACAACCGCCCTGCCGTAATAATCAGTGTTGTATTTTACTTTGTTGCTTCCCGCGGGATTTTCTTTTACGCCTATTTCCTTTTGTGCTTTTTTGATTATGTCATTTGCTGTCGGCATCTTTTATCACCTCGCCCGCCTTTTGCGCTGATTCAATAGTTTTTTTAACGCCCTCTGCGTCAACTTTGCCCTCCATTACGATGTAGGTGATTACACTTGCAAGGGCTGTTATTGCTCCCGCAACGGTTGTAATATCGCCGCCGTCAACTCCAAACGCCATTGCAATACCTGTTGTTACTCCCGCAATTGCTAACCACAATTTACGGCTTGTCAATTTCTTCATCATTATTGTTTACCTCCTTTTTGTCTGCAAATACTCTTTTGAATGCAAGCAAGAGCAATTCACCGCCAAAGGCTGCCCCTGCGTAGGTTAATACGTCTGATATATCAATAACGCGGTCAAAATAAAGAGCGGCTGTTTTTACAACAACCGCCCAAATTAAGACTATTGACAATATCCTAATACAATACTTTACTATTTTTCTTGCAAATTCCCCTTTTTTCATTGCCTTTACTTCACCCCGATTTTCGCAAATATAAAGCCTATCAACAACGCAATGATTGTTAATATAATTTTCTCAACAATACTATCCCAACGCTTCGCGGGCTTTTGCTCTATATTATCAATTCGTGTGCCAATTCCGCTTACTCTTTTATCAAGCTTATCAATGCTTTCTTTGGTATAATTCTGTTTTATAACCAATTCACGAACAGACGTTGTTAAATTAGTCAATGCTTCGTTGGTTTCTTCTAACTTATCAATCCTTTTTGTATTGGATTTACTGCGCTGCTCAACTTCGGTGATTTTTGTTACCATTTCGTCATTATTCATGTCGTCACCACCTCTTGTGTACTGTTATCAACTAATTCAAGTGAATTTCTTTCGATAACAAGAAATTCCAAATTACTTATCGTAACACTTGATGAAGTTAAATTTGCAACATGTATAGTTCCGTTTGTTTGAAATTCAATACTATAATTGGTTGTTGAATATCTGTAATACGGTGTACCTGGTAAACTTGTTAAACCTGCTGTTCCACCGTCTCTGATTCTTATCATTATGTGGTCAGACGGTGTTATTGCGTAATTCGGTACGTGATAATCTTTTGTAGATAGTGCAGCAAGCGTTATAGTCGGGATTTTAAGGCTCATTACTCTCGCCAATGGTATTTCTACGCTATTAGTATAAATATCGCCTGCAAAATGTGCATTACCGTTCCAATCAAGCGTATATGCGTTACTCTCATCTGGCACAAATTCATCACCGTTCGTATATTCGATTCCATTTCCGACAATAACAGCATATTTGTTTTTTGTATCAGGAATGTTGCATCTTCCAAATACTGCTTGTGCTTCACCGTTTGCAATTGTTCCTTGTCCTTGTGAAAATGAATCCTTTCCGTTTGCTTCTGAATAAAAATCACCTAAGTTATGTGAATTTGTTCCGCTTCCTGTTAAATAACCGCTTGTTTTGCATTTTTCTTTAAATGTACTGTTATCAACGTTTGACAAATCGCTATTTGCTTTATCGTTTAAAAATTCCTCCCAATCACTCCATGACGACGTTGTTGTATCATATGTACGCTTTGATATCTCCGCGTCTTTGATACGGTATTGTACACAATATTCAGTTCCTGTAGAGTTGTCTATCGGCACAGACAAAACATAGTAACATCTGCCTGATAACGGCAAGCCGCTTGTTTGTGTTGGTGCTACACGATATAACCAAGCCTGACGATAACTGCCCCACGGCATACTTGTATCTAATTCGGATTCGTTTATTTCGTGTATATTTACGCCGTCTGTTATGCCGTAAGATTCAAGAGTTGTTCCCTTATCTGCTTTTTTACTCAATTTTGTATCAATTTCGGTTTTTGTATATGCGTCTTTAATGTTATACCCTGCAATACTTGATTCATATACAGCAAATGAGCGCCACGTTTCCCAACCGCCATTGATATACCTACGTTTTGCAATATTGTTTTCTCGTATCCTGTACTGTGCAGTAAAATATCGGCCGCCTGTTGCCGATTCGTAAGGCACAGTTAATACGAAATACTCCATCCATGACGAATCATCGTCGCCTTGAGACATCCCTACTATTTTATACAATTTTCCTTTTCTCCCGTCATCATCAGACGTTATTGTATACGTATCAATATCATTCTCATAACCAATTGCAATTTCAACTCCGTCAGTAATTCCATACCCTGAAAGAGTTGTCGCCTTGTCTGCTTTCGTGTTGTTAACACTTGACAATTTTGTTTGCAATTCTGTCACTGCACTCATTACTTTAGACCAAAACCAATTGAAATACTGTGCAGGCGGTTTTTATTTTTGGTTAAAAACTTTTTTCAAAAAAGGGTTGACAAAATATTTTTTTGCGTTATAATGTCGGCATAAAGGCAATGGCGTCTGAGAGCAAAGGAGCTCTCTGACGCCTTTTCTT